TGCTACAAAGCAGGAAACTGCTAAAAATATGGTTACAAAGGTTAAATTTATGTATGAAAATTTACCTTCATGGCTTAAAGTAGATTACGAAGAAAACAATAAACTAACTCTTAGACTAGCTAATGGTTCTCAAATAAAAGCTACTTCGGCATCAAGTGATGCTGGTAGATCAGAAGCAGTTTCACTTCTATTAATTGATGAGGCTGCATTTATTGAAAATATTGGTGAGATTTGGGCTTCTGCCCAACAAACCCTTGCTACTGGTGGTGGTTGTATAGCATTATCTACTCCTTATGGTACAGGTAATTGGTTTCACCAAACATGGAGTAGAGCTGAAGCTAAAGAAAACGACTTTTTACCTATTAAACTTCCTTGGTATGTTCACCCTGAACGAGACCAAATTTGGAGAGATAGACAAGATGAATTACTAGGAGATCCTAGAATGGCAGCACAAGAATGTGATTGTGATTTTAGTACTTCAGGCGATGTTGTATTCTATCCTGAATACATGGAATTTATAGAAAAAACCACTATTAGAGAACCCCTTGAAAGAAGAGGAGTAGACCAAAATTTATGGATTTGGGAACCCGCAGACTACACTAGATCATACATGATCTCAGCTGACGTAGCTAGGGGGGATGGTAAAGACTACTCAGCATTTCATATATTTGATATTGAAAACGCCACCCAAGTAGGTGAATATAAGGGACAGGTAGGAACTAAAGATTTTGGTAATATTCTTACTGCAATTGCTACTGAGTATAATAATGCATTACTTGTAGTTGAAAATGCAAATATTGGTTGGAGTACGATTCAAACTATAATTGAAAAAGGTTATCAAAATTTATATTATTCCCCTAAAGCGGATAATGTTAATGTAGAATCGTACATTCAAAATTATGAAAATAATTCTAATATGACTGCTGGTTTTACTATGTCTAGTAGAACTCGCCCTATGGTCATTGGCAAATTTCAGGAATATGTTAGTGATAAAGGAGTTACAATACAATCAAAACGTTTGGTTGAAGAAATGAAAACTTTTATTTGGAAGTATGGTCGAGCCGAAGCTCAAATAGGATATAATGATGACCTAGTTATGAGTTTTGGCATAGGCCTTTATGTAAGAGATACCGCACTTAAATTTAGACAACACGGATTAGATGTTACAAAAGCAGCTTTAGGATCTTTTAACAAAACCACAGTTAATTATCAAGGAGCATATTTTTCCACAGGTAAAGATAATCCCTACCATATGGATAATGGAAAGGGGGGGACTGAGGATTTTAGTTGGATTCTGTAATATTTATTCATATATTAATATACCATGGCTGATACAAGCGTATTTACAAGATTAAGCAGATTATTTTCTACAGACGTACTAATTCGTAATGTAGGAGGAAGTAAACTAAAGACATTAGACTTTAGTAAATATCAACAAACAGGGCAAGTTGAAACTAATTCAATGATTGATAGATACAATAGATTGTATACTACAAATCAAATGCCTGTTTACAACCCTGCTCTTAATTATCAAACATTAAGAACACAATTATATTCTGATTATGAAGCGATGGATACTGATGCTATCATCGCTTCTGCTTTAGATATTTTGTGTGATGAATCTACCCTTAAAAATGATATGGGGGAGGTACTTCAAATTAAATCATCAGATGAAAATCTTCAAAAAATTCTTTATAATCTTTTTTATGATGTTTTAAATATAGAATTTAATCTTTGGATGTGGGTTCGCCAGATGTGTAAGTATGGTGACTTTTTCTTAAAACTTGAAATAGCCGAAGAATTTGGTGTATACAATGTAATCCCCTATACGGCTTATAACATTATTAGAGAAGAAAAAATCAGTGAATCTAATAATCACCAAGTAGAAGTTAAATTTAAATTTGATCCCGATGGTTTAAGTGGTGGTGGGGAGTATGGGGGCTATTTTGGAGGCCTCCAAAGTTCAGGTGGGAATAGTAATAATACAAAAGCTATTTATTTTGATAATTATGAAATAGCTCATTTTAGGCTTCTTTCGGATGTAAATTATCTCCCATATGGTAGAAGTTATATTGAACCCGCTCGTAAACTATTTAAGCAATATGTGTTAATGGAAGATGCTATGTTAGTACATAGAATTGTCCGTGCCCCCGAAAAACGTATTTTCTATGTTAATGTAGGTTCTATCCCTCCAGCTGAAATAGAAAATTTTATGGAAAAAACAATTTCCAAAATGAAACGTACTCCTTTCATTGATCAAAATACTGGGGATTATAATTTAAAATATAATATGCAGAATCTTTTAGAAGATTTTTATATCCCATTAAGGGGTAATGACGCTTCTACAAAGATTGAAACTACTCCTGGATTACAATACGATGGTATTACTGATGTAGAATATTTAAGAAATAAATTATTTGCTGCTCTTAAAGTTCCAAAAGCTTTTATGGGTTATGGCGAAGATACAGAAGGTAAAGCTACTTTAGCCGCAAGGGATATTAGGTTTGCTCGCACTGTAGAACGTATCCAAAAAATTATGCTTTCAGAATTATATAAAATCGCAGTTGTCCATCTTTACACTCAGGGGTATGATGGTGATGATTTAGTCAATTTTGAAATTAATCTAACTACTCCTTCAATAATCTATGATCAAGAAAGGGTAGCTTTAATGAAGGAAAAAATAGATTTAGCGTCATCAATGATGGATTCAAAATTATTTCCATCTGACTTTATTTATGATAATTTATTCCACTTAAGTGAAGACGAATACCATGAATTTAGAGATTTAGTAAGAGAAGATTCTAAGCGTAAATTTCGTAATGGTCAACTAGAAGCTGAAGGCAACGACCCAGTAGAATCAGGAGAATCATATGGCACACCTCATGATTTAGCTTCACTATATGGTAAAGGTAGATATTATGATGACCCTGATAATGTCCCGGCAGGATATAACGAAAAAGAATTAGGTCGCCCTGAAGAAAAAGTTTCAAATATTAATACTCAAGATGGAAACTTTAGTAAAGATAGATTAGGAGTTGATGCTATGAAAGGTAAGGAAAATGAATCTGATTCTATAAAACCTACATATAAAGGTGGTTCTCCATTAGCTTTGGAAGCTAAAACAGCTTATTTACAAAATAAAAATATGCTTAAAAAGATTCCAATTAATCGTAAACAGTTAGTATTTGAACAAGAAGATTCATTGCTTGATGAAAAACAGTTAAAGGAGTAAAAATCTTTATATATTTATAAAAAAGCCTATTGATGAAAATTAAACATTCTAAGTATAAAAATACGGGCCTTTTATTTGAGCTTCTAGTGAGACAAATAACTGCTGATACTCTTAACGGTGGTTCGTCTCCTTCCCTCAATTTGCTGAAAACAGCATTTGCTAAAACTGAATTAGGAAAAGAATACAAATTATATGAAACCTTATTTAAAACTAAAAATTTAAGTGAAGGGAAAGCAGAAATAACTTTAAATACTGTACTTGAAGCTACCCGTAAATTAAATAGAAGTGCTTTAAGAAGAGAAAAGTATAATCTTATTAACGAAATAAGAAAATACTATAATATAAATGAATTCTTTAGACACCAGGTACCCAATTATAAGGGGTATGCTGCTTTTTATAAATTAATAGAAATTTATAATTCGGATAAATTATCTGAAACAAATGCAATTATAGATAATAAAGTTACTATATTAGAATGTTTAACTGAACACCCTGTATCACAGAAAAAAGTTAAACAGGATTTAATTGAAGAATTTGCTAAGTATGATAAAGATTTAAGAGTACTTACCTATAAAGTAATGCTTGAAAAGTTTAATGGTAAATATGCTAATTTAAATAAGGGGCAAAAAGAAGTACTTAAAGAGTTTATGAACTCAATTGACAATACACCTCGTTTAAAAGAAATTTATAATAGTAAAATTAACGAAGTTAAAAAATTACTAAATCTTCAAGTTAAAAAAATAAAAGATGATGCTACTAAAATTAAAATTTTAGAAGTAGTTAAATTACTTAAAGAAATAAATAAGGGGGCTAGAATCAATAATGACGATTTAATTAATCTACTTCAGTACTATGAGTTAACTGAAGAATTAAATAAAACAAACCAATAATGCCTATCAAACCCTCAGAGCTAAATCCTAACTTTATTAAAAAAATTGAGGATAAATATGGTCCTGTAAGTAACGAGGATTTTTTTTCTGATAATTTAACTTATTATGCTAAAGCTAATAAACCTGAAGAAAGAAGTGAAGGGGGAGGTATAACTCATGCTATTATTGATCTTCCAAGTTTTATAGAATTATTTAAAACTTTAGATAAAGCTAAAGAAGTTGCTAAGGATTTAACTACTCAAAAAGAATTAAGAGGAGATCAAGAATATAAAGACCAGTATAAAAAAGTTGCTGATACTTTTAATAAGTTTAGAACATTTTTTAGAAAAAATTATCCTGATCAATATAGTTTAATCAGACAAACCGTTCAAGAAATTAGTACTTCGGGTGCAGCAGGAGGGTATTTAACTAAATATGCTTTTAGGAAAAAAAATTCACCTGCCCCCGATAGTCAATATATTAAAATGGGGTACACACCAGTTGATAGAAAGGCTTTAAGAAAAAAATCAAAGGGATTTGATTATGTAGATTTATATAAGGATTAATATTTATAACCATGAAAACACTTCAAGAACAATATAATTTAATTAAAGAAGGAAAAGGACATAAAGGCATTTTCAATAAAGAAGCAAAGCGTTTATTTCCTGATATTGTTCCTAATGCCTCTACATTTAATCAAACTGCTAAATTATTAAAGCAACGTAGTGTAATTAGTGAAAATATTTTTCCTTTAATGCCTTCTGCTGGGTTAAACCCATTCACCTCATTTGATAAATTTGTTAATGAAGAAGTTAAAGCAGATGAGAAAAAAACTACTAAAGAAGTAGAAGAAGCTGAAACTACAGGATATGACTATAAAGATCCTAAAAATTTGAATAACCAAATATTTGACCAATATCTTAATGGTGTCAGAGTTGAGTTAGAAAAAGATTCCAAATTAGATTTAGAAGGAGCAAAAAAAATAGTTGCTAAAAATTTAGAAAAAGACCCAATTTTTTATACTAAAAATGCTGCTTTTAAAGTAGATGGTTTAGGATATGAAGAATTAAAACAACAAGAAGAACCAAAAGGTAAACACAAATCATCCGGCTACGGAGACTTAAAAGAAAATAAAATGAGTAAATCAACAGATCTTAAAGAATTATTAGAAGAAGCAGTGGCTGGAATACCTTCGGTAGGTAATCCATTCTTAGATAGACCTAAAACTAATTATGAAAATAAATTTGAAGCTTTTTTAAATGAAGAAGAAAAAGTAGATGAAGGCGACACCGATGCCAAAAGAGCAGATGATGCTAAAAGATTAGGTAAAAAAGGTGAAGAAAACATTTACGGAGCAGGGGTTGCTAAAGGAGAAAAAATTGAAAAATCTAAGATGAAAAAAGAAGGCAGAATGAAAATGCCTGAAGTGCTTAAAGAAGCTGAACGTTTAGGAGAAATTGCTAAAAAGAAAGTTGAAGCTAAGATTTATGAAAAAGCAATAGCAGAAAGAAAAAAAGCTATGATGGTAAGTGAAGATGAATCCATTTCAGAATTTATTAATCAAGAAGCACTTAAAGAAGTTGAAAAGGAAATTAAGGAATTAGAAAAAAAATTAATGGAAGCTTCTGCAGACAAAAATAATATGACTGGAGGTAAATGATTCGCCAAACCCTCATAGAAACCCAACTTTTTACGGTTTCCCCACAGTCAATTACCGAAGCGGTTAAAACCGAAAGAGGTAACCTGCTTGTTGAGGGTAGACTACAATCAGCTGAAACCAAAAATGGTAACGGTAGATTTTACCCTAGAAAAATTTTAGAAAGAGAGGTTGAAAATTATAAAAAAGGACCAATAGCAGAAAATAGAGCATTAGGTGAACTTGATCATCCTGATTCTTCTATTATTAATTTAAAAAATGTTTCCCATAACATTAAAGATATTTATTGGAAGGGAGATGATGTAATAGGCAAAATTGAAATCCTCCCAACTCCTTCAGGTAATATACTAACAGAGCTGTTTAAAAATGGGATTACGGTAGGTGTATCTTCAAGAGGGATGGGTAGTTTAAAACCTGGATCAGATGGAGTACAAGAAGTCCAAGATGATTTTGAACTATTATGTTGGGATTTTGTATCAACTCCCTCAACTCCAGGAGCATATGTTGCCCCTATACAGGAAGGTTTAGATTCTAAATTCCTCTCAACAAAGGAATATTATAAAGTTAACGAAATAATCACAGAAATTCTTTGTAATAATGGGCAATGTCCCATTATATAAATTTTTTTTTTGTAAAATATTAAAGGGAAGGTGCTAAAATTGCATCTTCCCTTTTTTTTATATATTTACACGTGAAAAATGTATCGTCAGTCTATACGATACCGATTATCAATTTATTAATCACTATTACGCTTCTACAGAATAAGCGTACTTTCCCAAAAAAAATTTAGGAACAATGGCAAACAGAGATTTGTTAGCAGACGCTATTGCGGATGCTAAAGCAGTTAAAGAAGTAGCTATCGCTAATGCGAAGGCCGCTTTAGAAGAAGCTTTTACCCCTCATCTTAAGGACATGCTTGCTCAAAAAATCAATGAAATGGAAGATTTAGATGAAACTGATCTTGCTGAAGTTGATAAAGAGAAGATGGACGAAGAGAAAGAGATGGATGAAGCGTACGGTAAAAAGGACATGGATGAAGAAAAAGACATGGATGAAGGCTACGGCAAGAAAGACATGGATGAAGCTGAGGACATGGACGAAGAACTTAACTTAGAAGAAATTCTAGCTGAGTTAGAACTCGAGGAAGAAAAAGACATGGATGAAGCTAAAGACATGGACGAAACTAAAGACATGGACGAAACAAAGGACATGGATGAAGAAAAAAACATGTATGAAGCTGAAGAAATGGATGATGAAATTAACCTCGAGGATATGAGTGAAGATGAGTTAAAAACTATGATCGAAGATATCATTGAAGATATGATCGAAGACGGTGAACTTGTTCCCGGACCAAATGCAGATGAATCCGAAGCTGAAGAAGATGAGGATACTGACGATGGCTCGGAAGGAGATGCTGACGTAGACATTGAAATTGACGATATTGACCTTGAAGAAGGTAAAGAAGAAAAAGTTGATGAAGAAAAAGAAAAAATGAAGGAAGAACTCGAAGAAGCAAAATCCGCTGTCGAGCAATTACGTTCTGATCTTAACGAGGTTAACTTACTCAATTCTAAGCTCTTATATACTAATAAAATTTTCAGAGGTAAAAACCTCACAGAAAATCAGAAAATTAAGGTTCTTAAGGCTTTTGATAAAGCCGAAACAGTCAAGCAAGCAAAAACCATTTTTGAAACTCTTAATGAAAATTTAGTTGCTAAAACTAAAAAATCTAACATTAGAGAATCATTAGGTGCTGCTTCTAAACCCGCGGGTGTTGCTCCTAAGCGTCCTATAACTGAAAACGTTATTCAAGAAGATGCTATGGTTAATCGTTTCCAACAACTTGCAGGTATTAAATAATTTTAACTTAATTTTAAAAAAACAAAAAATGTCAAACTTAAATTCTCTCTTAGAGAGCTCCAACCAGTGGAAATCAGTTCAGTCTGATGCCGCGAAGTTGGCTAATAAGTGGAACAAGACAGGATTGTTAGAAGGTATCGGTAACGAAACTGAGAAAAACAACATGTCTTTAATCCTCGAAAATCAGGCGAAGCAACTCGTTGTTGAGTCGTCTCAAACTAGTGGTGGTGTTAGTAACGGTGGTAGCTTTTCAGCTGGTACTGGTGAACAGTGGGCTGGTATTGCTTTACCTCTCGTAAGAAAGGTATTTGGTCAAATCGCAGCGAAAGATTTCGTTTCGGTCCAACCAATGAGCTTACCTTCTGGACTCGTTTTCTTCCTTGATTTCCAATATGGAGGTAACGGTGCGTTCCCAACTCAAGGTGGTAAATTTACTAATGGTGGTGATGTATTTGGTGCAGGATCGCTTTACGGTAAAACTGATGTAGACCCTGTAACTGATGGTTTATACGGTGCTGGTAAGTGGACTTACTCTTCAAATACTACTCAATCTGCGGCTAATGGAACATCCACATCTGCATCATGGGCTGATGTAGGATACGATTCAGATTTATCTGCTTCTGTTTCTAATGGTACCTTGAAGAAGATTACTATTGCTACTAGTGTCTTTAATGAACCTGACTTAGAAGGTGTTAGAGGTTTCTTCGTTTCTGGTGCTACTGGTATCACTACTAATTACCCTCAATACAATACAGTAGCTGCTAATGGTACTGATGTTGAATTATATGCATTAGGTACTGATGGTGTTGCTGCATCGGGTGTAGTAGTTACTTACGTACAACAGCCAACTGATAACAAGAGAGGTGATTTCGAAGATGGCAATACTAGCTTAAACGGCGCAAATGCTACTATCGATATTCCTGAGATCAACGTTAAGATGAAGTCTGAAGCAATTGTTGCTAAGACTAAAAAGCTTAAAGCTGTATGGACTCCTGAATTTGCTCAAGATTTGAATGCTTACCACAGTTTAGATGCTGAGGCTGAGTTAACTTCAATCATGAGTGAATATATCGCTCTTGAAATTGATTTGGAAATCATGGGTATGTTGTTAGAAAATGCATTAACTACCGAATACTGGTCAGCTGTTAATAACAGAGCCTATGACGGTACTACCGATGCTCCTTCAAACGCAGACCTCGGATTCTTCAACACTCAAGGCCAGTGGTTCCAAACCCTCGGTACTAAGATTAATAAAGTAAGTAATAAGATCCACCAGGCTACTTTACGTGGAGGTGCTAACTTCTTAGTTTGCTCTCCAACAATCGGTACTATCTTAGAATCAATTCCAGGATTTGCTGCTTCTGACGGAGCTGATGCTGATACTATGAACTACGCGTTCGGTATTCAAAAAGTTGGTAACTTGAACAGCAAGTACCAAGTTTATAAGAACCCATACATGACTGAAAATACAATCTTGTTGGGTTATAAAGGTTCACAATTCTTGGAAACAGGTGCAACATTTGCTCCATATATTCCATTAATTATGACTCCTCTTGTGTACGATCCAACGACCTTCACTCCAAGAAAAGGTCTCTTGACTCGTTACGCTAAGAAGATGTTAAGACCTGAATACTACGCTAAGATCTACGTTAATGGTTTAAATACCCTCTAATATAGATTTTAACATACGTTAAAGAAAGGCCCCACTTCGGTGGGGCTTTTTGTACCTCTAGTAGTTAGTACATATTTATAGGAAATAATTAAATAGTTTTAAAAAATGAAAGAAACACCTTCTCAACTGCCTATCCCGGCATTCGTTATGAACTTCCCTTTTACTTTAGACACTGCAGTCCCTAATAATATCTGGATGCAAGAAATGAAAGAAGAAGAATTAAAAGTAAATAAAGGAAATGCTTACCGACAATTTTTAGATTTATATCAATTCGTAGCTGGTAATTCTTTAGTTTATACTTTACCTGCTGAAGGTAACTTCCAAGATTTAGTATATGTAGCTAATATGGGGTTACAATTACCTCACATTAAGGATTCAAATAATATTATCATGTCTAATTTCACTTCTGAACCTAGACAAGGAGAGGAAAAAGTTGGAAAGCCATTTTTTGAATCAATGGGGTATAAAACCCACACATGTCCTTTTAAATGGGAAGGAGAAGCTGATTTAAAATATCTTTATGACAATATTTACATAGGAGGATATGGTCAACGATCCGATATTCGGGCTTTTGAATGGATGGAAAAAGAATTTGACATGAATATCATTAAAATCGAAATGGTAGATGAATATCTTTACCATCTTGATTGTTGCATCTTCCCGTTAACTAAAGATAAAACATTAATTTGCACGGAGCTCTTCGACCCTAAGGAGTTAACGCAAATATCACAATATACTGACATAATAGACATAAGTGTTGATGATACCTACAACGGTATTGCTAATTCTGTTAGATTAGGTAATATGATTTTATGTGCCTCAAATATTTCTGAACTTACTAGAGCAGATGAAAATTATGAAGCTGAAAAAGCTAAAATTAATACATTAGAAAAAATATGCTTTAACGAAGGATTAGAACCAGTATTTTTTAACATCTCAGAATTTATGAAATCAGGAGCTATGTTAAGTTGTATGATGATGTATCTAAATTATGTTGACGAAACTAAATCTCTCCTTTAATGGCTCAACATTTAGAAGATTGGTTAGAAGGAGAAGTTGCAGAACTTTCTAAATTAGAAGTAGGTGAATTATCAAATACTTTTTTCTTTAGAGACCCTATGCGTCCTAACTATATAGATCATAAACATTTTTATGCTCCTGCAGATGGTACTATTTTATATCAAAAATATGTAAAAGACGCTACCGACCCTATAGTAGAAATTAAAGGTATAGATTATACATTACAAGATGTTTTAGGTAATAAACAGTATAATCAACCTTCCCTTGTAATTGGTATATTCATGTCATTTTACGATGTTCATGTAAATAGAATCCCCTACCCAGGTATATT